CCTCCGTCCTGCGCGCCGGCTTGCCCCGGACATGGCCCCTGACCGTGACCTTGCTTGTGTCAGCGGTCGTGTACTTCAGGGCGTCAGGACCCAGCACTTTTTCCACGACGGAGTCTGGGGTCCCGTCCTCGAAGACGTGCTGTTGGCCGTCGGGCATGACGAATGAGCGCGGCATCAGTTGAGCCTCTTACCATTCTTGTCGTAACGGATAACCTTAGGCGCCTCGATGGTCCCTTTGCTCTTGAGTTCCCGAAGAGCCTTAAGAACCTTCGCCACCTCAGCCTCACTCGGAGGACGACCAAGGATGGCCCCCTCCATGTGGCTCATCATCGTCTCCAAGATGTCGAACTTGGAGCGGGCTGTCTCCTGTGAGTCAAAGATCGTCGGGTAGTCGAAGTTCTGTGCGGCCCGGATCTCAGCCTGGTTGATGCGAAGCCCCTTGCCGAGAGACGCCAGCGTCTGGATCGTCGTGATGGCAGCCGTACGGTACGCTGGATAGGCCGCCAACTGGGCACCCTTACCAGGCATCTGCAGCGTGCTCTTCCACCAGTTGTCGAAAGCTGCAGTCCCGCGCTTGAGCCCGCCACCAGCGGGAAGCAGCGGGATGATGTTCTCAGTGATGGTGTCGAGGTTGCCCTTGGTGTCCTTGATGAGTTTCAGGGCTTGGTCGCCGGTCGCATCCACGACCGGGAGCTTGTTGATGCGGCCGTAAGCCAAGAGCGTGTCGTGGAGCTTCTGGCCCTTCACCTGGCTGATGTCGACGTAGGGCGTGCTCTGACCATCCAAGGTCTCGCGGATGTTGATGTAACTAGATTCGTCCTGCCCCGGAGGCAGCCCAGCACCGACAACCGGCTTCTCTGCCTGAGTCAGACGCTCCTGACGTCCGCGAGCTCCGATCTGTTCCAGCTCATGTTTATGCTTCAGGTCTTCAAGTGCCAAACCATGCGCTTCACGCTGGGCATCAAGCATCTGCTCCGCGATCTTCGACAACTGCTCGACCTTCAACCGGGCGTTGATCTCCGCCTCGCGGTCTCCAGCGTTCGCCGCCAGCCTCGCCTTCGTGTCCCACATATCCTTCAGGGCCAGAAGGTTGTCCGCCCGCTTCTGCCGCAGGTCTTGACGCTTCTCGTGGATGTCCTTCTGCGCCTGCTCGCGGTAACTCGGGTTCTGGGAGATGACCGAGGCGATATTCCCCAGCAGAGAGGGAACGAACTGGGCCAGCGCATCAGGCTCCGGGACCGGTTGCTGGGCGGCCTGCAGGTAGTCCTGCGAGGCGCTCTGGGCCTCCTGCGTGGCCGCGGTCGTGGTCTGCTGCAGTTGCTTCTGGGTCTCAGCCGCCGCCCGCTCCATGTACGACTTCAACGCCCCCTCGGTCATGGTGTTCTGGAGGGTGGCGAAGGCCGCAGGGTCCAGCGGGATGTTGTAGTTCACGTCACGGCCTCGCCGGGATCATGCTCGGGTAGTGGCTGCGAAGGTAGGACTCCAGGTAGGGCGAGAACGCCGATAGCCCACCGGAGAACAACTGCCGGGTCTCAGAAGGTCCTGACGTCTTGTGCAGGGTTTCGATCATCTTGCTGATGGTGTCCATAGCCTGCTGTCTCGCGGACTCGTACGCCGTGGTCCTCAATCCTGCTGTCTGGCTCCCGACCAGAGACGGGGTCAGACCGCTCAGGACTGCCCCGACCCCGGTCGTCCCGATCCCTCGGGCTGCAAGATTCTGGGCAACCGTGTTGGACGCCGCATTAGCCCCCGTGGCGATGTTACCCATCGCTTGGGAGTAGGCCGGGCTGCCGATGGCCTGCTGGTAGCCGGCATTCGTCAGCCGATTGATGTTCTGCTGGGACAAGAGGGCCGCGATCTGCTCGCGGAGCTTCTTGTTCGGGTCGCCACCGAACAGCTTCCCGAGGATCGATGGCAGGAAGGCCAAGGCCGCAGGCCCCAAGAGAGACAGGAGCCCAAGCCCTCCGCCCGCAGCGCCCAGAGCCGCTCCACCGCCGATCCCACCAGCGGTATTCAATCCCGCAGTCAGTCCCGATGTCGGGGTCAGCCCACTCAGGCTGGGAATGTATGCCACCTCATCCCTCCTTAAGTCTCGGGGAGCGTAGGAACCCCTAACCCCCCAGTCAATACCTTAGCCGAGTGACTCTATCCGGGCGTCCTGACGCTTTGACAACCTTCTGTTATGCGTTCGGATGCGGTGGCAGTTGGAGCAAACGACGTCACACTTCTTGATTTCCTCGTCTAGAGCAGGACCGATGCTGTTTGGCTTGCAGACCAAGAACAGCTTTTCTCCCCTGACATGGTCGAAGTCCATGCAAACAGAAGGAAATCTTCCGCCACAATCCGCGCAGGGGACATCTTTAAGCTGCGCCAAACGCGCCCTTAATCTGGAATTCTTTTCCTTGTTCAACCTTGCCATCGTCGCGATCCGTCGGGGACGGAACTTGTCGACGCGATGGTAGTACTCAAGCCTTTTCTTGTTCTGTTCTTCTCGGTGTTCTCGGTAGTAGCGAGTGGAAAGCCCCTTACTTCTTTCTTTGTTGGCGTGGTACCACGCTCGACTTCTGGCGCGATCCCGTTCGATTGTTTCTGGAGAGCGGTATTTAGCCAAGGGATTCAATCCTCGCATCTACCGAGTAAACCGGGCTACCTGCTTTTGTAACGGTAGTCGTGAACGTCACGTTCTGGCTCGCGGCTGCCTTGACAACGATGGAACCTTGAACGAAGGCGTTCAAGGTCCCCAGGTCCAGGTTGTTGACGATGGCCGTGGCGTTGAGCATCGGCACATCCAGCGTCTGGGCCGCGCCGTCATTCCATGCCGCTGTGACCTTGACCACGTCTCCCCCAGACCCAGCCGTCGTGGTCTTCAGGTAGAACGACAGCCGGTAGAGCCCGGCGCTCGATGCGTTGCCAGTGAGCAAGGTCTGGGCAGCGATGCTGTTGGTCTGGGCGGTCAGCGCGATGGTGCCCAAGACACCCGAGGCTGAAGCCGTGTTGCCGACCGTGACCACCGAGCCCGCGGTGTCCTGCCACTTCTGCGCTCTCGTCGTTGCTGCGGTGATCCCCGACAGGTCGAACCGCATTTGCTTCGTCGTTCCGGTGTTGTCCTGGAACGTCACCCCGGTGCCGGTGTTGCAGCGAACGACCGTCGATGTCAGGAGCGTCTTGTTACTGACGCCGATTGTGTTGGTGTTACTGAGAAGCGTGGCACTTCCGGAAGGAATAACGATGTTGTCCCCCGACCCAATCCCGCCCCATGTCAGGGTACCGATGAATCCTGTTCCAGTATCCTTGAGCGGAAACGAGTCCAAGAAACCGTCTACATCGGCTGCGATGTTGCCGATGGACAATCCAGTAAAAGTCGCCACTCCTGCCATGTCTATGGTGGCGACCACCACCCCGCCCGGATAGGTGATGATGCTCAACCCCTGCCCGAACAGGATGCCAGCAGGACTCACTCCGGCGTTGGCCAGAGCCGTCAGCACCGTCCACGTACTGCCGGTGAAGCGCATGATGCCGAACTGGTCGATGGCCAGTCTCAGCGTCCCCGAGAAGTCCCGCCACTCTTGGATGTTCCCGGACTGGGAAGCAGGTTGGACCGAGTTGGTCCCGGCGTTCTCCAGAGTGATGGCCGAGTTCCCGAACACGGACGTCCCCGACCCCGTGGGAACCTGTCCGGCCTTGAGCCGCGCCATGCCCTGAGAAGCATCGCGTGCCCACGAGTCGATGGTCCCGAGGATGTTCCGGAGCCGGTTGGAAAAGTCCGGGGCCGTGGGGTCCGGGAGCGAGGCAAAAGGTATACCTGGAAAATCTTTCGTATCACCTCCTGCTACGCAAATGACGCCATGCCAGTCCTCGCTTGATTCTAGAAACCATCTCGCGAGAAATCCCATGCCTAGAAGCTATTTCCTTTTGTGTTTCTATGCCGCGACCAATGGCTAGAACAACATCATTGGCGGCATCATCAGAGAGTTTGGCCATCGCATTCTTCTGGCCTCGTGTAGATCGTCCCTTTGCCGCCATGTCCATGGCGTTATCTTTCTTTGTGCCTAGAAACAGATGGTCGGGATTTACACACATCATGTTGTCGCACCGATGGAGAACGTCCATCCCTGACGGGATTTCTCCGTGGTGCATTCGCCAAGAAAACCTGTGTGCTCTTTCGGACTTCTTGCCGTTCCAAAAGTTCCCGTATCTGGACTTAATCGGACCACAGTAGCGACCAGTCCATTCCCAACATGAGTGGAACGGAATCATCGCAACGAAGTCACTAAACCTCTCGCAACTCTGTTCAAAACTCCGCCCCGGAAAGCTCACGTCCCCGCCTGCTCGGGACCGAGATTCCTCGAGCCGATCACCAGGAACTCCTGCTGGAAGTCATGCGCCGTCATCGTGATGTTGGCGCTCACCTCCAGTCCCTCCGTCATCAGCTTGGGACTGACCTTGTGCAACCGCTGTCCCTGAAGAGCGATGTTCTTGGTACTGCCGAGGTTGACTAGCCCGGTGTCGTTGGTCTTGGTGCCGATGAAGATGTAGGACAGGGTGGCATCATTGGTCGAGCCATCCGTGCTGTTGCCGCAATAGCCATAGAGGTCGTCCAGAGACCACTCGCTCGTGATCCCCGCGGCGTAGATACGGCGGGTCCGGTAGCGCATCGTCTGGACCTGAGAGGGGATGTTGAACCCGGTCTCGAAATACACCGACCCCGCCCCCGCAGCCGTGGCAGAAGCATTCAAGCCACCGTACCCCGTGTAGATGGCCGTGCTGCCATCATTCCTCGCCACCGCGCACGCCGATTCAAGGCTGGCAAAGTTACCGCTCGTGAAGTTGCGATGGTTGACCGGGCCCGAGAACTTGAAGTTGTCGTCGCGGTCGATGTCCTCCCGCGCATAACTAGCGTGTAGGCACTGGTAGGTCTCGTTCCCGTAAGCCTGAGCATCGCAGCGGAAGTAGAACAGCAGCTCCCGGTTCTCCGGGTCGTTCAAGAGCCCGATGGGCGTACTGGTCGCCGTCAGCGACTGGTAGAGACGCCAATCCTGGTTCTTGCTCCGGGTGATGAAGTTGAACCCGTCCGTCGTGTGCAGACCCTTGTTGGAGATGAACGCCAACAGCTCCGCTTCCCCGTCAATCGTGATTGTCGTGCAACACATCGCGTTCACGATGCCGTAGAAGCGAGAGATGACCTCAGACGCCTTGCCACGGTCGAAGCTCGAGTCCCGCTCCGAGGGCAGGTAGTTCACGCGATGAATGGAGGTATTGAGCCCGATGATGAGCCGGTTGTTGACGACCCGGATGGCCTTGACCTGGTCGTTCTCCCGGGTCTCGAAGTCCATGTAGTAGTTCGGCGGGAAGATCTCCGGGTCCCCAGGGAACGAGTACCGGATGAGACTCGGGTTCGAGACGTCGTTCACCACTAACTGGTCTTGGAACAGGTCCCCGGTATTGGAACTAGGCGGCGGGAAGTTCTTCGCCACCTGCGACGTGATGTCCCCGAACGTGTAGACGACCGTGGGGAACTGGACCGTCGAGTCGACCGAGGCCCCGTAGTAGACATAGACCTTGACGTAGTCGATGCCGATGGAATGGCTGACCGTGGTGAAGGCCAGGCGAACCATGAAGTTGGTATCGAAGTCCGTGTCCGAGAGGCTGTAGCCGTTGCTCGGGAACCACCTGTCAGTCGAGCTTCCCAGCGTGACGGTCGTCGGTGCCGCGGCACTCGTGCTCGTCAGGAGCCCGGACTTGGAAGCGATCATGGCGTTGGGATCGAAGGGATCCTTGACGAACTGACCCGACGAATCACGCCGTCCGATGGTCACCGTGATCGGGACCGGAGCCGCCCCGGAGCTCACATAGCCCTGGACCTCGACAGCGATGCCGACGACCGTGCCGCTGAAGGAACCAAGAGAGAAGTTGTACATCGCCTGGTGCTTGACATCGAACGTCCCGCCCAAGGTCCCCGAGGCGTAGACAGCATCGTCCGCCGACATGCTCGAAGCGCTGGCGAAGTCGAAGGCGTAGCCAGCCAAATTGAACGATGCCGGGAAACTGGAGGCGGACGCAACCGCCGTGGTATCCGCATGGGACGACGCTGCAGTACCCAGCTCCGCGATCATGAACCCAACCGGGAACTTCTTCTCCGCAGCCGTATCCTTCTTGGGGGCTCGGTAGATGCGCCAGTGAGTGGTGATGGAGTTCTGCTTGGTCGGACGCTGGATCTGCGGAACCTGAGACGTCGCCGAGATGAACGTTGTGGTCGGTCCGGTCTTTGAGGAGAACGCGCTCTCCAAGGCGATCTCTGCGCCGTCTTGAGTGATGCGCGCGACCTCGGTCGTCCAATACTCGTAATACCCCGTGACCGTTTGGGAGAAGACCCCTGCAGCCGTCGTGACGTTGGGAGCCGCATCGACCTGAAGCATTCCATGCTGACGAGTCTGGGGAGCCGATCCGGCTGCCGTCGCCGATAAGTACACCACCTTGTTGGTCCCGATGGAGGAGGCTTCCGCCGACGCCCCGTTCATCAGGAAGAAGCGGTTCCGGTAGTGGACCACTTCGAGGCTCGTCCCCGAGGCTATCGTGGCAAGGTCCGCGAACGTCCCTGCAGAGGCCGTAGCCATGGAGGCGTAGCGGTACTTGGTCCCCGCCATCGCCACCAGGTAGAAGTCGCCGTTGTCGAAGTGGATGTCCCGCAAACCTGCCACAGCGGTCGTGGCCGCGGAGACGACACCGAACTGGGCCCGGCCCTTGGCGTGGCAGATGGCAGCGGCACCGTTCCGGTAGACCATGTTCCGCATCCCCTGCAACTGTCCGGGCTTCAAGAGTGCAGGGTCGCGGTCGGTGACGAGACCGCCGGTCAGGGGCTCTGTGATCCGGCCCATGACGCTAGTAGTTCCAGTCGACGAAGCCGACCGTAGAGTCCCCGAAGTTCCCGAGCCCCGAGAACTGGCCGGGGATGAACCTCAGGTCCTCGTCCGGCTGGCGGGTCTGGAACTGGAGCATGGTCTTCAAGCCCTCTTCAGCAAGGGCGAGCCATGTCTGTGACCTCTTCTCCGGCACATCCGCCTTGTCCGTCAGGAAGTGCCACTTGGCCCACGACACCAGGTAGAGCTCGAAGTCCTGCGGGATGTCCAAGGCTGCCGTGTCCGCGGTACCCACCGCTGAGTCCATCATCGTCATGCGCCGGTAGTAGCGCGTCATCAGGACGTCGGAGGCAGCCGGCGGCGGCAGGACTCGGACCTTGCCCCGCGAGCCGAACATGAACACGTCGTAGTAGTAGACGCTGTTGTTCGTCTGCTCGCTGGAGATCGACCGGTCGTAGAGCCTTCTCCCAACCGGCATCAGGTAGCGCTGGGACGCCAGGAGCCTGAAGTTGTAGGGGGCCTTGAAGTCCGCCGGCAGCGAGTACATATCGCGCGTGAACGTCGCATTGGCCGTCGCAGTACCGGTGAAGCCACTGGCAGTCCCGTAGAAGCCGAACCCACTCGCAGCGGTGGCTGAGACCCGCATCCCGATACCGAATCCATTGCCAGAGATGAAGTCGTCAGCGACGATGCCGTGGCCGGTTGGGCAGGCCGCCGACGCTGCGCCCGCAGAAGCGGTGATACCCGTCACGGTGAACGGCGCCAAGACGGTCTGCGTCGGGCCCTCGGTGAGCGTGTAGTTCCAGTTCGCGCGGTTGTTGAAATGCTGCAGCGCGGCGTTCAGCGAGTTCCCGGCGCGAACCAACATCTCCGAGTCGGCCGATGCGCCGACGGAGTCCGCGATCTCCCGGCAAGCGGCGCTAACCGCTTTCTGCGAGGGCTGGAACAGCGTCATCCGTGGCTCCCATCTCGGCTTCCTGCTCGGCGCGGTCCTGGGCTTCCACCTCTGCCCACTCCGCTTCGCTCATCGGGGGCTGCTCGACTTTACGGTCTTCGCGCAACTGCTCCCATGCTTGGACGATGCCCGGGGTCAACTTCATGGCGTCCCGATTCTCCGAGATCCATTGCTTGGCGTTGGAAGCCAGAGTCTTCCGCAGCGGTACATCCTCGACCAGACGCGACAGTTTCTCCTCGAACTCAGCCGCGTTGTTGAACAAGAGACCTGTCTGCTCATCCATGATCTCGGCCTTGTAGGGACCGGTATTCTGCGCCAGCGTCGCCGCCGGGTTCTTCAATACCGACGCCTCGTACCACTTGATGCCCGAACGGCAGCGATTGAAGATGTTGTCCGTCAGCGGCGCAATCGAGATGTCGTGGCCCATGATCGCCAGCCGGACCTTGTACTCCGGATAGTCACACCAGTCGATAAAGGTGTAGCGATGGGCGGGGATGAGTTCGTTAACCCACGGGTACTGGGTACCCCAGATCATCCAGTGGATCTCCGGGTATTTCTTGGTCAAACGACCAACGGCATCCTTCAACGGGTACCAGTCCTCGTAGTGGGACGCCCCACCTTGCCAGAGGATCTTCACCTTCCCCGGCTCCTTCTCGAGCGCGACCTGGGGATAGTGGTCGAACCGGACCATGTTGGGGAACACGCGAGAACGGCGGGGCGTGACTTCCTTCCGTACCGCGGCTTCGACTTCGGGAGTCGAGCACTGGATCAGGTCCGCGATCTGCAGGATCTTCTTGTAGCTCGCCTGCAACTGGCGATTCCGGACCAGCGAGAACCCGTTCTCGCCATCCTTCCACAACACCTTCTTCTGGCCGTCCTGCACGATCCCGATGGTGTGTCCAATCGGCAGCAGGTTCCCGTTCATGTCCCGGAACCCAAGGCTCTTGAACGCCTGGTTCAAGGGCGAGACGTTGAACAGGTTGTCGTCCGTGTCGACGATGATGGAGGGTGCCCACTTCCAGTCACCGTCCCGCTTGGCGGGCAGGAACGTCTGCACCCCGCGCGCGTTGTTGAGCGCCACCTCACCCACTGGCTGGTAGAGCATCACCAAGTCCGACTCGCAGTAGCCACGCACCCGCGTCTCCGCGGGGACCGAGGCGTTGAAGGTGTCGATGGTCGCACGGATGTTCAGGCCCAGAGTCACTGCCGTGTCGATGGGCAGCTTCATCCGGTAGTAGAGACTGGCTGAAGCGTTGTGCGGGATGACGGTGTAGATCTGGAGCGGCTTCACGCAGTCGCCTCCACTGCGGGTTCGGGTGTCGCCTCGACCACTTCGAAATCCTCCACCGTTGCGGGTCCACCGGGATAGTCGATACCCAGAACCGAGAGCGGCAGCTTGGCACGATCCCCAGCCGTCATCGCTCCACGGTTCCTGCGGTCGTAGGTGCAGTACTCGAGGTTCCTGTCCAAGAAGGCGTAGAACTTCTTCTTGTCCTTCATGAAGTCGGGGTCCAGGATCCGCATGCCGTTGTTCAAGAGCGGGATGTTGACGAAGCTCGCCACGCGCCGGAATTCGCTCCCCTTGTGAAGCGTCCCGTCATCCAGCTTCCGCAGATCAGCGATGGCTTGGAATCGAGGCCCGTAGTAGTCCGGCTGGGCCTTGATGAGCATGTCGGGGTCAAGGACCATGTCCATCTGGGTCGTGGTCCGATCCGACTCGCAGTAGAAGAACTCAGTCATGGCCCGGGACTGCGGGGCCACCCTTCGTTCCCGTGTCGGGAGCACCCTTGAATATGTTCGCGTCAGTGTCGGTAACGGAACTGGTCGGCAAACCCTGCTCCTGGACATCGCTCGACCCCTCGGGAATGCCCCCTGAGGTCGGCAGAAAGTCCGGGGTCGCCTGCTCGCGGTTCTTCTTGTTGGTGAAGTCATCAGCCTGAGTGTAGACCCCAGGCTGGGTCTCTTTCCCTGACGTGTCCAACACTGGCTGGCTAGCGCCCGAACTCGGCACAGGAGCCAAGTAGTCTTGGCGGCAACCAGAGTTCCCACCCTTCATTATCACGCCCATCTCGAACCTCCTACTGGTTGAGCGCCTTCTTGAACTCTGGAGAGATTGCCTTACCGCCAGAGAAGTCTTCATTCGGCGCCCCCTTGAAGACCGTTCCTTCACCTTCGGTGTGGAAGTTCGGGCGCTGCTCCGTCTGCTCCTGTCCCGTGAACGGTGATGTCATGGCTACCTCGTGCTCGGGGGCATCCCCGCATAGGGGTCCGCACCCGTGGTCCTGCGCGCCTTGTTCTCCTTCTCCGGGTCCGGATGGGAGAACGGCGTTGCCTGGTCAAACCCGAGACGTGATGCCAGGTCCCCCCCATCCTGCCATGAATCCACGGCCCCGCCAGGAATCTGTTCGGTGACACTGTGTTTCATGGTGGTCGGCTCGCGGTCGAATGGAACCATGGACCCAACAACCCGACCCGACCCATCGGCATCGTAAATCGCATCCGGATCATAACCACGGTTGCGTGCGATGATCCGTAGCGCCGCAGACTGATTGTGGGAACCACCGATCACCGGATTCACGATGTAGGGTAGGTCCTCACGCGTATCCTTGCTACCTGCCATGGTCCACTTCCTTTCCTGATCCCGCGCTCGTCGGTCGCCCTGAAGACTGAACAGCCTCGAAGGGGCCCACAGGATAGACCGACGAGCTACGGAATCGGGGGATGCTAGCCGTTGGTGACGCCCGTGTAGGCACCCCATGCACTCGGGTGATCCAGCTGCAGCGTCGCCTCGAACAGCACGATGCCTCGCGTATGGTCGCCCGACTTGCCCATCGGCTTGTGCTGCGGTGGACGGAAGAACGCGATCTTCGCCATGCTCCGGTCCCCGATGTAGTACGCACCGACATTGCTCGCGGTGCTGATAGGGATGAAGCGGTCGGTGATGACCGCGTACAACTGGTTGAACGGCGTCTCGAACACGTCGATGTTCGCCACCAGCCGCTGGTCGGTCGCCGCGATGTTGCGAACGTTGCCCGAGCCCGAGGTCACGGTGGCGTTCACGAACTGACGCTTCGATGCCGGAGCAAACCAGATCGAATCCGGCTCCGCTCCTGCCTCGAACAACACCTGCGACAGACCGACAATGTCCGCCGTGGTCACACCACCCGAAGCCGAAACACCGGTAATGATGGCAAACGCACGCACCGGCTGCATCTGCGGAGCATTCGTCGCCGCCGAGGACTCAACACCCGTGGTGTAGACAGACGTCGCCGAAGCCCAGATACGGGCCTCGCAGTTACGAGCGATGACCTTGAACTCCTTCATCACCTGGTGCTCGTACATATCGCGGATGCCCGCAGGATTCGCATCCCGCTCGCGATCGGACACCAACACGTCACGCCGGAAGATCTGCGTGCCGTTGATGAGACGGGCCGGTCCCGTCAGGGCATCACCCGAGAAGTCGAGACCTTCGGGGACACCAGCCGTTGCAGTGGCCGCCAAGGTATCAACGGTCCACGAGTGGACCACGTCCTTGGCGCGGATCTTCGGTGCCGATGAGAACATCGGCGTCTGGAACGAATCGAGGATGGTCACGACATCGACCAGGTCCTCATGATGAACACCCGTGACGCTCGGGAAGAACCCAGCATCGAAGGTGGTATATGGATTAGTCGGGAGTACGTTTGTACCCGGCATGTCCGTATGCCTCCTGGCTCAGCCCCTATTGGTTAAGGAACTGATCCGAGATGACACCGTGAAGACGTGCGCGGGCATAGGCTTGTGCGTCCCGCGAGGACCCCGTCTTCTGGAAGCGTTCGAATGCTTCCTGGATCTGGGAGTCCGGCTGGGGAGCGCGGCGGCCTTCGCCGGCACGGCTCGTTGGGATGCCCGCGTCCGCACGACCTTGCGGGCTGCCTTGCGGCTGGTCCCCCAGGGTCCTGCGCCGTGAGTCCCCGAACTTGAGGAAGGCGTACTCCATGGCACGAACCGGGCTCGCTTCGAACATGCGGTCGTAGTCCGCCTTGAGCTCCGGGTCGCCCTCTAGGAAAGACGCCACTTCGGTCTCGAACTGGACATAGTCCGGGTGTGCCCCGACGATCTGCTGACGTGCCCGGATACCGTTGGAGATCGGGCGGAAGGCTTCCGCGATCTGCTCGCCAACGACCTCACGCATCGCATCCACGGGAATGCCGAACTCGATCAAGCGGTCGGCTGCCGTGGCACGATTGGGGACGGTCTGCCGTGGGTTCGCCACGTTCTGCTGGGTCAATACTTGGGCCAGCAGGGCTTCCGCCTTGTCCGCACGCTCGCGCTGGCGCTTCCCCTCTTCACTCGAGTTGCGGTACCCCTGCACCAGTGATGGCGTGTCAGGGTAGCCCGCAAGATCGGGGTTCAAAGGCTGCGCCGGAGGTTGGTTCTGGGTTTCGTCTGGCATACGTCTGGTTCCCTTTCCCCGCGGCGGTTCGCGCCTAGCGGGCGCCTGCGTCCATGTTCTGACGGTCGAGTTCGTCAAGCCGTCTGTTGTGCTCCGCCACCGCCAACTCGTTCGGCCATGTCGCCATCATCCACTCACAATCCCTGATGAGGGCACGGAGAACGTCGTCGTCGGTGTCGAAGTCTGTGCCCTTGAACTGGTTCGAGCGTTCTGCCCGAGACATCACAAGGGCTTTTACTGCCTGCTTGCCTCGGTTCACGATGGCCGGCAGGATCACATCATTCCAGCCAAGGCTCGCCATGACAAGACGAACCTTCTGCACCTCTTCATCTGTCAGCATTACGAAAAGCTAGGTAGCGGGGACGATGAACCGGTCTGCATGAACGCCCCAAGCGTCTCTGGGGATAGCTGGTCCAAGGGGCTGCTCACCGCTCCCGCTACCGCCCCAGGTGAAACACCGTTCTCCTGTGCCAACTGGTTAACCGCCGGTACCTTGGACACCAGCAACTCGTTCACGTTCCTGAAGTCGAACAACTCGAATGCCTGACGCGCAAAGTTGCCCCAGTTAACGAGTTGGAGCAACACGGGATTCGCTGACATCATCTGCAGCAGCGCCACCAGGTTCTGCTGTCTGACACTCCGCCCCATCATCTGGCTGGCTCCAACTGCTCGAGCCCTGTAGTCCGGAGCCAAGTCCTCGTAGTCGATGGTCACGTCCTGCTGCTCGTAGGGCAACCCGGTGCCGGGGTTGATCGTCGCCATGCTCCCCAGGATCCGGACTTCGTGCGGCAGCGTCAGCCACAACTGGTCCATGCGCCTGAAGGCGTTGGCCAAGGGCTCGATGAAGCCCTCTTCTGCCAATCGGGACTCCATGGCCAGACGGGTCAGGGCGTTCTCCTGGCGACCGAGGAAGCCCCGGGCCGTCTCTCGGGACGACCCGCTCGGGCCTCCCAGCAGGGTCTCGGTCTCGCCGGTACCCAGCTGCATCATCTGGAACAACTGCCCGATCTCCGTGTAAGCCGCCTGCAAACCCCGCATGTCCGGGGTCAGGGGACGGATGCTCGTGTCGTCCGCCGGCCCGTCCACCAGCAAGATTCGCCCAGACCGGGTGAACAGGTGCTGGGTGTTCAGGTTGGCCTGCGAGTTGGCCACGTACATCGGGTCGATGAGGATGTCCAGAGCGTCCAACTTCTGGTTCGCCAGTCGGTTAGCCGTCTGCTGGGGCCCGAAGGCGACTTCCGTCTTGGCGACTCCGTCGAAGCTGTAGGGGTCGGGCATGGGGGCGAAGCTCACGAACGGCAGTTGCTGGTTCCCCAGAGCCGATTCGCGGTTCTTCATCACCACCCGACCATTGCCGATGGCGATGCACCGGTGCCTCACCCCGTCCTCGGGGACAAACTCTCTGGGGACAAGTCCGTGCATCTCCCAGACCTCGACCGGCTTCGCAAACCGCTCCGACTGCCGGGCCTGGTAGTCGTACTCGTTCCGGTAACTCACCCTCCGGACGGAGAACTCCGTCGCCGCCTGACCCTGGAGCGGGTACCTCCCGAGTTGCCCGATGGCCCCGGGGTCGAAGTAAGGCATGTCCGAGTTGGCATCGTCGTAGAGGTCGTCCATGTCGATGTAGTAGCGATGGATAACCCACGGCATGTCGGGAATCCGGGTCTTCCCCTGCGGCTGCCAGAAGTCGAGTCTGTCCACGACCTCCCAGTCCGGGCCGTCGAACAGCGTCGCCATCGACTCGTTCATCACCGGGATCTGAAGGCCCGGGGCCACAGACTCGAGCTTCCGGTAACGGTTCATCCGCCGCAGTTGCTTCCAGCCGATGCGGGCGATACCGGTGCCGCAGATGTCAGCCTCGAGGAAGAAGTCGCACGCCTTCACGACCGAGTCGCAGTCTTTCATCTGGGCGGAGATCAGGACTTCGTTCTTCTTGGCCCTAGCGACGTCCAGCGGGTCATAGCCCTCGAACCCGACCAGGGGCCACGTCCCGAAGCTCGTCTGCACCTTCCTCGCCACGTCCGACTGGATCATGGCGAAGGTGAAGGGGATGTTGACGTTGTTCCGGAACTGGGCCATGCGGCCCGACCACACCCCACGGTAGGTGTCGTACCAGCGCTGGAGCTTGGAGAAGATGCCCTGGTTGTAGCGTTGGGAGTGCTGGCGTCTCGCATCGACCAGCTCGATCAAGCGCGCATCAGAGATGCGGCGCTGGAGTTCCTCCGGCTTCCTTGGGTTCTGGGTCGTCGTGACCGCCATCAAGCCCTCCTAAGGCGCGCCAAGCCTACGGCGTCGCCACGGCCTCGTTCAAGAGCGTTTGATCCCGCCACTTGGGCCACGAATCCCGCAGTTCCAGCTCGGTGTCGTTGATGCTATTGGGGGCGAGATTGCTCCAGATCACCTTGGGGGCCGTCTCCGAGACCGGATCATGGACTCGGATGCAAGGCACATGGAGGCAACCAGCAAGGACCGCGACACAGGAGCCGCAGGCGATCACCGCCCGGCTCGCCGCCAGTTCCACCGCCAGTGTCGAGAAGTTGCCTTCGTCGTCGAACTGGCCCCAGTCAGGATAGGTCTTGGTCCCGACCTCACGGTCCCGTTCACTGCCGACGAACACGATCTCGTCGAACAACTCCTCCAGTTCGTTGCGAACACTGGCGAGGAACTTCCACATCATGGGCGTCGTCCGCGTATGCGGACACACCCCCTGACCGTGGATGATGAGCCGGTTCCGCTTCTCCACCTCGCGCGCGGGAACGATGCTCGGCTCCTCGACCAGAGCCTTCTTGTCGATCTCCACCGGGAGTCGTGAGTACTCCAACGTCTCGAGCGTGATCTGCCGGGTCGGATATCCACGCAGACCCAGGTGGTAGATGGTGTTGCCGTCGAATGAAGCCGTCGGCAGGTTCATATGGAACGGCTGCCCACCGCAGTTCCAGTTCTCCACCCCACTGACGAGTTTCACGTCGGAGACACAGGGCTGGGCACGGAACAACGGCTCCAGCGGCTTACAGGTCTTCTCGTCCATCCACACCTGGAAGCGCTGGTTCGTGACCTTGGAGAACTGGTAGGCCACCGGCCATTGGAGCAGGGCATCGCCCAGCTTGCCCGGGAACGTGAACACGATACTCATGCAGCCTCCCTGAGATAACAGCCGTTGTTCCCGAGCCGTACCTCATGCCGATAGCCCGGCAGGATGTCCAGCATATCGTTCGGGTTACTCTCTTCTATGATGACGACCTTGGGTGCCCAGCGCGAGAGATCGAATCCGCGCATGATGTCGCGTTCGATGCCATCAACATCCAAGGACAGCAAATCGAGTCTCGGGAACCCCGAGAGCATCAGGCACTGGTTAAGGGTCAGGACAGTGGTCTGGTAGGTGGAGAATCCACCTATCGCCGAATCAGGGCGGATGGTTGAATGCGTGAACATGCCGCTGTTTCCCATCACATAGAGCGTAAGCAGTTCCCGAGGTTCAGCATCGCAGGCGCAACGGAGCACCAGATTCCGCGTCTCCGCCAGCTTCTGGTGATGCTTGGGATTTGGCTCGATACATAAGCATGTCCATCCTGATTGTTCCAAGAGCAGCGTATTGCTGAGGTACGTCCCATCCAAGGCCCCGAGTTCAACGGCGTATCCTGGTCCGCTGAACTGAGCGAGCGCCCACTTATCTTCCCCGGCGTGGCTCACGCAACCTCTGCAGGACGACCACAGGCGTCCCTCAACTTGATGATGGATTGCTGGCGTTCCGTGATGCACCACTTCAAGAAGGTCAGAGAATCCTTCTGAGCGGTGAGCGCAATGTCCGGTGTGGGCTGCGTCATGTGATCGATCTCAAACTGCGCCTTGGTCGCGTAGACAATCTCGGTTGCATCTCCGAGGATCTGCAGCGCCGTGTCCCAGCAATAGTGGGTAACACCCGGGACGACATACCATCCTAGCGTTTCAATCCATTCCCGGCTCACATACGGAAAATTCACCCATGGACCTTGTCCGTGATGGGCACTAACGACACCAATCCGGTTCGGGAACCGCGCTATGCAATCGGACGTGAACTTGTCCCACCCCTTGCTGCGATAGATGGAGTCGTCGGTCGACAGCCCGTAGATGTCGTAGCGCTTGTATGCCTTCGCCAGCGCATCCGCTGCCGCAGCCGGGCCAATCCTTCTGCCGATTGTAATCTTCATCCTAGAACCGAACCTGCCGTTCCAGTCGATACCGCTGTCGCGGTACATATCCATCTGGTCGTCATCGACGTAGACAGCGATGTCGGCGTCAGAAGTCTCCACGATGGACTGGGCCATGTCGTAGAGGAACCTGGGACGAGAACGGCTGGGACAGACGACAAGCGTCTTCACGCTGCCCTCAAGTAACAGTTGTTTTCCACGATGGTCCTCTCAAGACGAAAGCCATTGTCCAAAGCCCAGAGGTGGGCCGGATCTTCCGGACCACCGTCGATTTCAATCACCAGCACCTTGGTGTCCCACCGCTTGGGGTCAAACCCAGCCAGGATCTGCTCCTCTGCTCCGTCCGTGTCCAATGACAGCACGTCGAGACTGTCGAATCCTGCGAGTCGGATGCACTGGTCAAGGGTCAGTACAAGGACTTCGCCCGGAGCATCGAAGTCCACGCGACATCTCGTGTTGGCGTAGACCAAGCGGTCTTCGATGACCTTCGCTGAATCCTTGAACTCTGCCCCAAGAGCGGCATGGAGCGCGAACTGACGATTCTTGGACAGGATCCCCCTGAAGCGCGGGTTCGGCTCGACGCAGATGCAGCGCCACCCCTTCTCCTCGAGCCTGAGCGTGTTGCTCAAGAACCTGCCATCGAAGGCCCCGGCCTCCAGAGCCGTTCCCGTGTATCCGTCCGGGAACTGCTTCAAGATCCATAGGTCCTCATCACGAACCGCGTACGGAGTGAGCGATGGCGCAACCGACTCGTAGTCGAGTTTCACAACGCGCCCCCACGGTCCAGTCTCCGGAACACCCTGTCGACGTGGAACCGACCGACCTCTGCGTAGCCATCAGGAACCGGCAGCTTGGTGCCGACGTCCTCGAAGCAAACTACCGTGGGCTTCCAGCGCTCCAGACTGCATCCTGAAAGGATCTCCGGTTCCCAACCCTCGGTATCGATGGTCAGGAGATCGAGCCTCGGGAAGCCAGCCTCTTCCAGCAGTCGGTCGACAGTCCTGACCTCGACTTCGAACGCTTGTGCATCCTCTCGGTAAGGCCAGAGACGGGGAGCAAGACCGGAGTTGCTGGCGTATTTGAGTCCGGCCGTATCTGCCGTATACGTAGCACGACCGTTCTCGGCACCTGCAGCAACGGAGCGCCAGAGTTTCCTCGCAGCACGACCGGACTCCTCATGCAGCGGGTTGGGCTCGACACAGAGCACGACCCAGCCCTTCTCTTCGAAGTGAAGGCAAACGCTGCTGGTCACGCCATCCAGAGCCCCAATCTCACAGGCGTAGCCGAAGTCGGGTAGAAGAGTCGCCATGAAGTGGTCGACCAGGAAGTCCCCATGGAATCCGGGAATCATGCCGTCATAGGGTGGGGCGTTCTGCGCCATCCCATCCACGACTGACCAACTCATCGCCGCACCCAGAGATAGTTGTGGCCCTGCTTGCGCCTCTTCAGGTACTGCCGGCGCTTGAGGTAGTCGTCAATCGGACCATTGGGCTCCCAGCATTCGACGACGATCACCATCGGCTTCCACCGTTCGAGGCTGCAGCCCTTCAAGACATCCAGCTCCGTGCCTTCGGTGTCGATGGCGAGCAGATCGAGCTTCGGTAGCTGCCACTTCTCCATGATGGCATCGACGGTGGTCACCTTGACCGTCTCCTTGCTCCACTTCCTGCCAGGCCTGGAGTCCTCTTGGTCCGTCTCGAGCCTGGGAACAACGCGGTTCAAGTCCGGCTTGTTGAGCGAGGAGAATGCTTCGGGGTTCTCGTCGTTGATGTGGAACACAGCCTCTCCAATATGGTCGGAGCAGGCGCAGGATTCCACGAACGTCCGCATCTGGCGGAGAACCTTCAAGAACCTCGGGTTCGCTTCAACCGAGATGACGGTCCAGTGCAGTTCCTTCTCCAGCATCCATGTCGTGTTGATCGAAATGCCATCCGATGCACCGACATCAACACCCCAGCCCTGATAGCCTTCTTGGAAGCAGTCGGCTATCCACTGGGATAACTCCCCGT